GTATCTACATATTACGATAATAGAGCGGATTATGTTGTTATGCAAGGACTATCTTTTGTGGATATACCTACGGATGTAAAACATATTTTAGCGCCTTATAAAAATTCTTTCATTTAATGGATGCGGGAAAATTAGATACAAGGGTTGAGATTGTAACCCAAACCAAGACAGAAGATGGATATGGGGGTTTTACTTCTACTGAAGAGGTCACCGCTACATTTTGGGCTTCTGTTATAGAGGCGAAGGGTGATGTTGGTGGTGAAACTACTAGAAGGGGGCGTTACTTGTATGTAGATATTGTGATAAGAGATAAAACCATAGATGAATATAGTATAAATCGTGACACTATTTTTAAAATACAATCTGAAGAGGGTAAGTATAGAGTAATTGGAATGTTTGAAAGCTACAAAAATAAGTTTGTAAAAATTAGCGCCACTAAATTAGATTGATGGGCAGTATAAAGGCAAATAAGAGTGATTTAAGAAGGCTAAATGCAAAGCTAAGGCAAATACGTATAGGAACGGAGAAAGATGCCTTAGACAGCCTTAAATCGTTTGTTTTAAATTCTGTTGCTGATATACAAAAAGAATCACCAATAGATACTGGTAATCTTAGAAAAAGTATAAATGGCAATATGGTTAACAAGAATACGGCTATAGTAGAGTCTATCGCTTTGGGTGATGACAATTTTGATTACGCGCCTGTACAGGAGTTTGGAAGCGCTTTTAGAAGGGGTAAGCCATACTTTTACCCAAATGTATTTAAAAACATTAAAAAAATGATGTTTAAGTTAAAAGCTAAAAACAGAAGAACTGTAAAGAAATGAGAGAAGCCTTACACCATATTAGAAAAAAGTATTTTGATGCAATATCAAATAATATTACAATAGACAATTCTACTGTTCCAATATACAATAGGGTTCCATCTGCATCTGACACACCTTTCATAAAAATTTATAGCTACCTACAGGAAGAAATAGACCAAAACTCAACTACATTTATAAATGATTGTATTACTAGGATTGAAGTGGTTACTTCTTTTTTTGGTGATAATGGTGGTGAATATCAATTAAACTTGATAATAGATGGCGTTCTTGATATAGTAAGGGATAGAACAAATATAGATTTAACTTCTGAAGGTTTCAATGTTTATATGAATACTATTGATAAGATAAGATATTTTGAAGATGTTGAAAATGAAATAACCTACTTTAGGGCTATAATTGAAATCGCAAATAGAGTGGAAAAAATATAATCTATGGAAAATACTAAATATTTTAAAATTGAAGAATTTGATTGCCCTTCTGGTGATGCACCAGCTAGTGAGTTTATTAATGTTGATTTTATTAAAAAACTTAATTCCGCTAGGCATACAGCTGGTGTACCTTTCAAGATTAATTCTGGGGTACGCTCACCAGAACACAATGAGTCAATCGGAGGCAAAGATAAATCAAGCCACTTATCTACAACAGAAGGAGGCGCGTGTGCTGCAGACATTTCTGCAACAGACTCGGTGCAAAGGTTTAAAATACTCAAATCTCTTATCGAACATAAATTTAACAGAATCGGAATTGCAAAAACATTTATCCATGTTGATGATGATAAAACAAAATCCGGTGGAGTTATTTGGCTATACTAATACTACAGGAACAACGCTATGGCTGAAGGAAGAAAAAAATTTAAAGATACACAAGTAGGCAAATTTCTTTTAGATAAGATACCTAATGTAGTGGGCGCTGTGGCTGGTGATAGTTTAGCGGGTAATGTAATACAAGCAATTATAGGAGGTTCTGAAATGAGTGATACAGATAAAGCTGTAGCATTAAAAAAGCTAGATTTAGAGAGGGCTGAAATAGATGGGATTACAAATAGATGGGTCGCAGATAGTAATAGTCAAAGTTGGTTAGCTAGAAATATAAGACCGCTTACTTTATCTGTTCTTGTTTTAAGCTACGTCTTTGGCTGGTTTTTTGGTTTAGATACAGATAATACTAGCGACTTACTTACTTGGGTTTTATGTGGTTATTTTGGCGCAAGAACAGCCGATAAAATAGGTGTTAATTTTAAAAAGTAAGTAATGGCAACAAGAGATTTATATTCAGCAAATAATTTCCACCGAATGAGTTTTGGTGATTATGGAATGAGGACATTGATTAAAGGTTTGGAAAATTTAACAACACCAAGTGGGGAGTATTTTTGTATGATTGAATGTATTACTTCAGCAACTTTTGATGCAACTAATGACACGCCAGCTGGGGACACTACGCTCACTGATTATGATTTATTGGATGGTCAAATTATATACGGAAATTTTACAGATATAACACTGACCAAAGGTCACATTATTTGCTATTTACGTCACGTGCCACAATGATAGGCATAACTAGAAATATAAAGCAAAAAGTTGGCAGATATAGAAAGAATGTATTGAAGAAAATTAAAAACTTAATTTGGCAAAACAAGAATTTCAATTTTGATGAATTAGATGAAAATTGGGAAGCCTAAAAATTAGTAAATTTGTAAAAAATAAATTATGGGTACTACATTAACTGGGAATAAAATAAAAGATACTTATAAGTCGCTAATAAAAATTACTGATTCAACGGAAGCTGGGTCAAGTGCGAAACAGTTATCTGATGGCGATGGAAATGATTTAGGTCTTTATGTTGATACCGATGGGGTTTTTGGTATTGGCGCACCAGCTAATGTAAGCCTAGATATATCAAGCGCAACAGATGCAATTGGTTTGCCAGTAGGTACAACAGCAAACAGACCAACTGGGTCAGCTGGTCAAATGAGATACAATAGCACAACTGGGGATTTTGAACTTTATGATACTGGCTGGACTGAAATATTTACAACAGATGGTGGAACTGTTTCTGGTGATGTAACCATTACAGGGGATTTGATTGTACAGGGTACGACAGTCACACTAAATACAGAAACAATAGAGTTTGAAGATAATATACTTCAACTCAATACAACTCAAGGAACTCCAGATACAGCGACTGGCGTTGTTAGTGGAATATCAATCTACAGAGGTGATGGGGTTACTCAAGCCAGTTTCTTATTTGATGATGCCGATGACACTTGGGATTTAACAAATAATCTGGTTGTTGATGGTTCGACAACTGTTTCATATCTTTCGCTTGGCAGCATTGAAACAACTCCTTCAGATTCTGCTTTTGTTTACAGACCGACAAACAGCTCGATTGCTATGGGTGCGGCTGGTAGTGAAATTATGCGTTTGACTGCTGGTAGTGGTGCAACCTTTACAGGTAATTTTGCCATAACATCAAGTGATTTTTCCGTAAATACAGATGATTTCTTTGTCGATGCTTCGAGTTCCTATGTTGCCATTGGTCACGTCAATCCTTTATACCCATTACATATAATTAACAGTAATGGAAATATATTTAAGGCATCAACTTCAGACACAATTGTCAATATGTTTCTTGAGAATAACACTCAAAGAGTAGATTTATATTCGAACAGGGGAGCGGCTGCAATACAAGTCGACCAAAATGATGATTCTGGTGCTTATGACAGTACATTCGCAATAACAATAGATAACAATAGATATTTATATATTAATACTGCTGGCGATGTTTTACTAGAAGGAGGTGATTTAATAGTTGACACTGACACTTTGTACGTTGATAGTGCTGACAATCGATTGGGAATAGGTACTAATGACCCTCTTTCTTTGTTGCACATTAAAAGTGCATTTACAGAAGCAAATTCAGCATCTCAATTTAGAATACAGAATACAACAACAGGAGAAAGTGCAGTTATGGCTTTTGAAGCAGTAGCAGCAAATGGAAGTACAGGTAATCAAGGTTCAATAACTTTTAGTGCAGGTGTTTCAGCTTCTTTATCTGACAACGTTTTAGCGTTTAATGCAGAAAATCAACTTTCGGCAGGTAGTCCCGATATGGTTATTTTAGGGAATGGCAACGTAGGGATAGGGATTGCGAGTCCTGCAAATACTTTAGAGGTGAATAGTGGTGCTTTTACAGATATTGCAAAAATTGGGAACAATAATGGTTCATTTACTTTTGGATATAGCACTTCTTTAGCAAGTATTGATTTAGCAGCAAGTAAAGCCTTTAGAATAAGACAAGGCACAGTTGTTCCTTTTTATATCAGCACAAGTGGCAACGTAGGAATAGGGACTGATAGTCCTGCTGCTAATTTAGATATTTTAAATGGTATTACAGGCGCATCTTTAAAACTTTCAGCTACTACTACTGCTTATTGGCAAATTCAAAGAAATTCAACTACAGGTAATTTAAACATTTCAGATGACGCTTTAGGTAATGTAATGTCTTTTGACCAATTAACAGGCAACGTTGGGATAGGGACTGATAGTCCTTCTGGAGAACTACATATACTAAATAGCACAGGAGATGCTGATTTATGGGTCGAAAGTACTTCTACTAATGGCGATGCAAGATTAAACTTATACGCAAATTCAGGAGGAGTTTCGCAAATTAGATTTGGCGATGAATCAGATACGAATGTTGGTCTTTTAACGTACGAACATTCTGATAATTCTATGCAGTTTAGAGTTAATGATGCTGAACGAATGCGTATAGATTCGGCAGGTGTTGTTAAAATATTTAGTACTGGAGGAACAAGTGAAAAAACATATACTGCCCTTGCAGGTTTACAATTATACTCACAACAGAGTGATGCAGGTTCGCCTTATACAAAAACGTCTGATATTGTAGCAAATGGGGATGGAACTGTACCAAGTGAATTAAGAATGTTTACTAAATCCAATGGAAGTTCTGCTCCAACCGAACGCCTCCGTATAGATTCTAGTGGTAGAGTTGGGATAGGAATGACTCCTTCAAACTATTCTGGATATATGTTGCAAGTTAATGGCGGTACGCAGTCTTTTATGTCTTTTGGCAATTCTGCTACTGGAACAGGAGCATTAAATGGATTAGTCATTGGTAATGATTCAACTGGTGCAGACATATATCAAAGAGAAGAACAACCACTTCGTTTTCACACTAACAGCACTGAACGAATGCGTATTGATTCTAGTGGAATAGTCACAGGTACAATAACTGATGATAGCTTTAGTGACGTAGACCAGTTAATTTTAAAGAGAGTTTGGTCTACATCTTCTTCAAATGACAGGTCACACGGAATAGCTTTTAAAGATGCAAATTCTACAATGGCAAGAATATATGCTGATAGAGTAAATTCTGCGTCTAATTATGCGAGTCATTTAGTTTTTATAACAAATGATGGCACAACTGGTACAGATACTTCCGAGAAAATGCGTATAACGAGTGGGGGGGAAATTTTATTTGGTACTGAAACAGCAAGTACTACACACGCTTATTTTTCACCTGCATCTGATAATAGGATGGTTTTAAAGTTAGGAACTTCAACAACATCAGGAACAGGAGTAGCTGTTTTTCAAAATCCTAACGGCACAGTGGGTAGTATTAGAACAAGCGGCACATCAACTGCTTTCAATACGTCTGGCTCTGACTTGCGTTTAAAGAAAAATATTGAAGATTGGAATGAAAATGTATTAGATAGTTTTGCTTCTATACAACCAAAAGAATTTCACTTTAATGTACAAGATGATAATGAAGAAAAAGTAAAAGGATATATTGCACAAGATAATGTAGATAAATTTCCCGAAGCATATCCACAAGATGAAGATGGCTTTTACAGTTATAATCCTTCTGGAATGGTAGT